CGGATCTGCGCCTGATTCGCGATGTACGTCGCGCCCGTGGCGGTCTTCGACACGTCGGACTGACCCGCGATCATCGACGCCGCGCCGCTGGCGTTGTTCGCCTCCGCGCGCATCCAGTCGAAGCCGGGATAGAGACTCTTCATGATGCCGCCGATTTCGACGGTCGCGATGGCGGTCGGGTCGCCGTGGAAGATGTCCTGGTCCTGCGCGTCGCGAAGTTCGTGGACGGTCTGCTCGCCGTCCGCGCGCGCGATGTACGCGGTCTTGGCCGTGAGGATCTGATCCACCATCTTCGCGCTGGTGTTCTTCATCGCCAAATGCATGTCGAGCAACTGCCAGCAAATCGCCAGCGGGTGCGCGTTGTTGGGGATGTGGCGGAAACTAAGGAGGTGCAACGGGCCGTTCTCGTACCCCTCATATTCGGCAACGGGCCGGATCGCTCGCAGACTGTCGGACATGCCGCAGAGCGTCGTGTGGAGCACCTGGCCGTTCTCGAACCCGAACCAGTCCCACAGTTCGATCTGGTCGCCCGTGTCGTCCTGCGTGGAGCGTTGGCCGCTGATTTCCTCGAGCCCGCTCGAATGGCCGTCAACCAGCCCGTCTTTCACCAGCGGGGCCGACGCGATCATCTCCGCGGCCTCGGGCCACAGTTCCAGCACGGCCGAGCGCGATGCCCGGTAGCGGTAGGCCCTCCAACGGTCTTCCGCCTCATCCCTGCTCAGCGGATCGCGGCAGTAGTCGTCCAGGTCCACCCGCGCGGCGTAGATTTCGCCGATGTCGAAGTCCTTGCCCTCGATGTGGCACAGTTCCTTGCCGGAGCGGTTGCCTACTCGCACGATGCCGAGCCCACCGACAAGGGCGTCGAGCGTGGCAAGCCGCATGGTCCGCGCAAGGTCGATTTCGCGTGACCAGTCATCGAGCATGTATTGACGCATCCGCGCCTCGCCTCGCATGAAGAACGAGCGGGCGGTGACTTTCGACTTGACGTAGTTGCCGACGAGCTGCGCGAGGTAGGCGTACACCATCTCCCCGAGCACGTTGACGGGAGCCTTGTCGCCTGCGTTGCGGTTGATGCCTGAGTGATCCTGCCCGTACCACGGCCCTGCGAGTTCGCGGCAGACGTAGGCGCGGACCTTGCGGTGCGGGTCCATGCGCTGCATCCCGTCATGGATGGCCCGCGTCAGTGTGGTGTCGTCGAGCTTCATGGGGCCGTCCTTGTGGACAACCCGCCGTCAAGACCATTCTACCACCGATACCGAGTCTTCGTCTTCGTCTCCATCAGGATGCGCGCGCCGATCGACTCCCGAGGGGGCTTCCTCTCCGGTGCCGGCGCGGTCTTCACGCTCCAACGCATCATGTTCCAGCACAGCGCGTCCGCGATTACTCGGTCGCCGTGCGGTGCGCCTGCAAGCTCGTCCAGCCCGTCACTGGCGCTGTTGACGCTCACGATCTTGCGCTTGTGGTAGATGTACGTCAAGCACTCTTTCAGCGCCTTCTCGGAGTGGTTCACAAGCCGCCGGGACCGAAGCGCCTGCGCGTAGTCCAGGATCAGACTCTCCTTCGACGCCGGGGACGACCACCAACCGAGCTTGTTCGCGCCCGTGCCGCTGTTCGCCCATCGTTCATCCCCGCGGCCCCTGATGCGCGGGTACCTGAGCCGCAACAACTCACGCGCGAACTGCTCGCCGCCGCCGCCGTTGGCCTCGAACCAGATCCATGCGGGGTTCTCGCCGCCGAAGTAGTACCCCGCCAGCGCCGCAAGCCGCGCGGCCTCCTCGGGCGTCACGCCAGGGCTCGCGAACTCCGCGAACTTCACGCCGATGTCCGGCAGTCCCACACTCATCGTCGTGTTGCTGCTGCCCACACCCGCCGACAGGTCCACGCCGATGACCACCTCGCCCTGTCGCGCCTCGTCAGGATCGCCCCACACCGACCAAGACCCGCGCGCGTCCTCGAAGGCGTAAATGTCGTCAGCCTTGCGACCCTGCACAATCGCCGTGAGCTTCCACTCGTCGTCAACCTCCAGCCCGATCCGGCCTCTCCACGTCGGCGGGCGCGCAGTCTCGGCGATGTAGGACCGGATCATTTCACGGCCGAAGATGTCCGCGCTGGTATCGGCCGGGATGCCGAGATACTCCTGCTTCCACAACCATTCGGGCATGGACTCGCGCGCGGCCATGATCGCGGCTTTCTCGTCCGCCGGGATGTGGGGGTTGTCGAATGTGGAGGTTTGGAAGGCTCGCCACCCCTCTTTGCCCTGCTCCGCCTCGTCGAAGAAGTCGTTGAAGTCAGGCCCGATCGCGTGCGGCGTCCCGAGCATGAGCAGCCGCCCGCGCGTGTCCATGAGGGTCGGACGCAGGCATGTGTCGTACCACTTCCGCAGGCCGGGGATCAGACCCGCCTCGTCCACGACGGCCAGATCGTACTTGCGCGATCGGCCCGCCTCGGGGTTGTTGTGCATGGTCCAACATTCGATGACCCCGCCGCGGCCGAACCCGAGCGTCTTCGTGTTGGCGTTGCACGTCTGAACCATCGGCCCAAGTCGCTCGCGAAGCTCCTCGAACACGGGTGTGGTGTACCGATCAAGCGGCGTGAACCAGCCCACCCGAGGACCCCATCGCAGGCCCCAATCGCGCTCGCGGGTGAACTCCTCGAGCGTCTGGATGATGCCGGTGGCGGACTTGCCGAAGCGCCGGCCACAGCGCAGGATCTTGAACCTCGCGGGGTCGGCGAGGATCGGCACCTGGCCCGTGTGCGGGCGGGGCTTGGCGACGATGGGAAGTGTGGCGGACAGACTCACCTCCGCGCGTCAGGGTCCACCAAGCCAAGCGAAGGGCGTTCGTCGTCGTACACAACCCGGATCTTGAACGTGCCGCGGTCCTTCGCCTCTTGCGCCGGGTTGTTCTGCGCGCCGAAGTAGAGTTCCATCGCTAGTTTGGTGTAGCCCAACGTCGTCGCGTCGGGTTGGCCTGCCTCATCGCGACGGTTGAGTCCTTCACTCAGTGCCTTGAACGCGCGCGCGATGAGCGCCTCTTTCTCGCCCGCGATCAGGTCGGGCTTGTCCATCGCGTCCTGCACGGCGCGATAGACCGGCATGGCCGGGAAGCCATTCTGGTTGCGCAGCAACTGGAGCTTGTTGCCCGTCTCGAATGGCTTGTTTCCTGGGATCGGGTTGCCGCGCTTTGCCATTACACTCTGAACATTCTCGGGGGTCGCCCCGTTCTGTTGGTCCTCAGTGCCACAGTGCCGCGCACGTCCCATGTGAGGTCAAAGTCATACGTTCCGTCGCCGATGGAGTAGGCCACCTGCACCGCGCCAGTGCCCGTATCGTCGAGCACCAGTGATTCGGTCGCGGTGGAACCGCCCGACGACACCAGAGAACCACCAGCAGTAAGCGACCCGATGACTCCGCCGCTGCCCGTGATCGCGCTGATATACAACGTCGCGCCGGTCAACCCGCCGACAGTGAACTCGATGTTCACCGATTCATCCGCGGCATGTGTGCCCAGGTCGTGCGTGCCGCCGTCGCTGGTCGTCACCCCGTCAACGACGATGGACACGGTTGGGATGGGCTGCAACGCGCCGACGTTCGCCTGCGCGGTCGCGTGCGTGCTGGCGTACGTTCCCGCTTGGTCGCCGGAGTAGCGCCAGAACCCGCCGGATTGATCGACGGTATCGAGCGTCGCGCTGCCGGTGTTGGGCGTGTAGTCGTAGGTGCCCGCGTTGACGTATGTGCCGGTGACGTTCATCCCGCCGACGCCGCGATAGCGCCAGTCGAACGACGCGGAGCTGAGTTCATCGACGTTGTTGAAACGCCAGCCGCACCCGTAGACCTGCGGCCAGTTGCCGCGTGCGCTTGCGGCGGTCGCGAACACGTCGGACTTGATGTTGGCATATCCGAAGTCGTTGCCATAGACGTAGATGTCGGAGTGATTCCAGACACCTGCTCCAGACCCGTTGTCGTTGTAGAAGAGGTTATTACGTGACGTGTTTGTTGCGGGCTGCGTGAGGTTGTGCGCGAGGATCACGTTCGCGGCGGTGTACGATGTTACGTCGCCCGCGATTCTGATTGAGCCGTTTGAGCCGTCCACCTTCTCAAAGACGTTTCCGACGATCGCCACGCCGGTCTGGTTGTCTCTTGCCACGATGTCAATGTGGAGCACACCACCCCACGTCGATCCGCCGGTGACTTTGTTGTAGCAGCAGATGACGTTATCTTGGTTCGGCGTGGTGACGTTCGCCGCGGACTTCTGGAAGAGTCCGAACCTTCCGGAGCACTTGCACGCGACCACGCGGAACCAGTTGGTGATGGCCTCTCCACAGTCGGCAAACACCACGCCGTCGAACACGCACGCGACGATATCGGTCGAGAAAGAACCGATGTCCCACGCGGCGTGGGAGAGGTCGCCGGTGCAGTTGATGACGTAGGTCGTGAGCGACTTGTAGGAGGGTCCAGCGCTCGTGGAGTTGCCCACGCTGTTACGGCTGAACACACAGCCCTTGAACGCCACGTAGTTCAGATTCTCGCCGTCGAGGTAACTCGCGGTCGTCTGCGGGACGATCGTGAGCCCTGAGAACATCAGCCGTTGCACGCGGTAGGTGAGTGTGGTGGTGAGCTGGACGGTGGGTGTCGCGCCGCTGTTGGCCTCGACCACAACCCACTCGCTCGTGGTCTTGCGGGTGGCCGCGCTGCCCGTGTTGTACGTCGTGCCCGTTCCCATCAGCCGCACCACGTTGACGCCCGCCGTGGTCGTCGCCCTGCTGATCGTCTTCCACGGGTTGCCGCTCGAACCGTCGCCCGTGGTATCGTCCCCCGTTGTGGAAATGTAGCGGATCACGTCCAGCGCGTTGCTCTTGTCGCAGATCAGCACATGCTCGTTGTAGCACCGACACTCTTCGCCAGCGGTGGTCTTGCCCGAGGTGTCGAATACGCTGTTCGCGTCGCCGACTTTCGGGTAGATGCGGAACCGCGAGGTGATCGTTTCGCCCTGCGTGAACGCCGATAGCGTCACGGTTTGCTGATGCGCCCAGCCGTAGAGGTTGGTCGCCGTGCGCTTGGTCGGAGTCTCGCGCGTGACGTAGCTCTCCGAGTCCACCGACGACGTGCCGCCCACGCTGTTGAACCTCACGCACGCCACGCCGAACCCGTGGAAAGCGTTGCACGCGACGATGAAATCACTCTTCACCCGCGATCGGTGCAGCGCACCCGCGTACACGTCCCACTGACCGAACGCAACCGGGTAGTCTTTCGTGCTGTTGTTCGCGCTGTTTCCGGTGCTCTGGTTGCTGTCGTTCCCGCCCTGCGTCACCAACGCCGCACGCGCGAACATCACGGGATCAGTTCCGCTCGTGCCCGCGCCGCCGTTCTTGTCGTCGTCGAAGATGTATTCGCTCAGCGCGATGCGGTACACAATGTTCGAGCCCACCACCCGCTCGTCGTTCGTCCGCGCCGCGGGCGCGCCGCTCGGCGTGACGGTCTGCCCAGACGTGCCACCCGTCCACACGTTCGCGCCGTTGGGCGTCCCGGTGACGGTGTGGATGATGAGGTGCGCGTGCGTGGTCCCCTGCGATGCACCGTACACCTTGCCGGTCGCGCCGCTGACAGCCTGCGTGACAGTCTCGCCGTCGGTGAATGTGCCGCTCAGAGTGCCGGGGATCGCTTGTGAACCGTACGGCATCGCGACAAGCTTGGTCCCGTACACAGTTCGCGTCACGGTGCCCAGCGCACCAGCCGCCGAGT